TGGATTGAAAAAGTTGACTTTACTAATGATGAATTTATAGTCTTTGCATTTGGCAGAAGTGACCACTATGCCTTAGTGACAAGTTCTGTATATCAAGTGTTAAATTCTGATTACAAGATTGACATACCTAGATACGAAGCTGTAGGTGCTACACGATTTACATTTCATCGCTCTTGGATAGAAGAAGAGGATCCACTTACTTTTTTGTGGAAAGATTATAATGAAATGTTTGTGGCTACCTCATTCGCTCGCCTTATTGATTTGATTTTAAAGAGAGGTCCCCTCAAGGCCATTAAGCCTATGGATTTTATCAACTCAGCAATTGACATTACCTCATTGACAGTGTGGTACAAAGAGAATAAGTTTAGGTTAACCAACCTTGAATGTTGTCATTTTTATGGTAAGATGCATAGGTTGGAACACGGAATTTCTGACGAAGTATCTCCTGAATTTAAAGCTTCAGTTCAATGGTGGCGAGACACTTCTGAAGATGTCATAATGAAGTGCCCTCATTGTGACAAATTAGTTACTTACAAGCAGTTACAGGAAAAAAGAGTTATTAAAGAGGAAAAACAATGAAAACAATTGGATGTCTAGGATTTTTAGCTTTGGCACTTTTTGGGAGTATGGTCCTTTACGTGTTGTATTGTCTAACGCAAATCGACTAATTGTAGAAGATTAAAAGAAAAATAGTGACAAAATGGGATAAAAAAGTATCTATACTCTTAAGGGGAAAATGCTTAAGTGAAATTTACAAACAATATAATAGAGGAGTAATAAGATGGGTAAAGAACTTGAATCAGCGTTAAGGAAGATGAAAGAAAAATACGGTGAGACAACCGTATTTAAAGCAGATGAAAAGATCATAGCTAATGTAGAGGTTATATCCTCAGGTAGTCTAGCTTTAGATGCAGCTCTTTTAGTTGGTGGTTATCCTAAGGGACGCATAGTTGAGGTTTCAGGGCCTGAGTCAGGTGGAAAATCCTTCTTGTGCCTCATAGCTATCAAGAAGGCTCAAGAGAAGGGTATAACTTGTGCTTATGTAGACTCAGAGCACACTTTCGATCCCAATTGGGCAGGTCGCCTTGGAATTAAGGTTGATGAGTCGCTTATTATTACAAAGCCAGAGTTTTTTGAAGATGCTCTAAATCAAATCCTTATCTTAGCTAAAACAGGTGAGGTGGGGCTGATTGTCTGGGACAGTGTTGCTGCTTCCCCCACAAAGAGTGAGTCAGGTAAGGATATTGGTGAGGCATCAGTGGGTGTTCACGCTAAGGTCCTTACTAATGCCTTACGTCAAATGACGCCTATTTTTCACAAGAATGGGGTAACGGGTTTATTTATTAATCAATTACGTGACAAGATTGGTGTAATGTATGGCAACCCAGAAACAACACCTGGTGGTCGTGCACTGAAGCATTTCGCTAGTGTAAGAGTCGGAGTAAGTAAGGTTGGTAGCTCTGAGATTAAAGATGAACTAGATAGAGTGATTGGTCACAAGATTAGGGCTAGAGTAAAGAAAAATAAAGTTTCAACAGCTCAGGGCATCGCAGTTGAGTTTACTGTTAAGTATACTGAGGGTATTGATAAGATTGATGAGGTCATTTCTGTTGGAATTCAATGTGGAGCAATTCAGAGACCCAACAATAAGACTTATGTAGTTGGAACAGAAAAGATAATTGGTGCTAAGGCTCTTACTGATTTTTTGACTGAAAATCCTAAAGTGGTTGCTGAGCTTGAACAGCAAGTCATGAAAGCAATGCGAGAAGGTGTTAAGACAGCTGCCTCTGTTCCTGAAGGAGAAGGGTCGTCCGATGATGATAAACCAGGTGCTGATGAAAACTTTTTAAAACTAGAATAGAGGAGGAGTTGTATGTTAATTCTTTGTAATAGGTGTAACAACACTACAGATGCTCGTCTTAATAAGAAAACGGGAAAAGTTATCTGTATGAATTGTAGTGAAGAAATCACAGCCGTTACTCCACAAACAATCAATGCATTGAGGAACATGAGAGAGTATCTCGAAGAGAGTAAACAAAGCTTTGCGTTTCAGTGCGATAAGTGTAAAGAGCGTAAGCAGGGGTTAGTGGCACGAGATGGTGTTAAGGTAGTTTGTGGAACATGTGGAGAGGAGATGCAAGTATCTTCTCTCATGCGACAAACTATGAAGGATTTGGGATATTATCAATCATGACATTGCAAGCTATTGCTGAATATTGTCAAAGGCAGTTAAATAAGGCTTCAAGAGAATATCTTAGTTCTCGAGGAGTGACTGAAGAGTCAATCCAGGACTTTAGGTTGGGACACTGCCCCTTTGATGTTGACAATCTAGTAATAGCAGTGGGGCGTAGTAATCTAATACAAGATGGAATTATATTTGAAACAGATGAAGGTGATCTTCGTTGTTTTATCCGCAATTCTATCGCCTTTCCTTTTATAAATCAATATGAGGATATCGTCTCGATATCCTTTCGTCCTATGCAATCAAACGATGTAATCAAAGCAAAAAATCTACGAAAATATTGGCATACTTCATTTGAAAAGAATGTTTTTTTATATGGATTAAATAAAGCTATCCCCATTATCCGTGAACACAAAAAGGTGATAGTAGTTGAGGGGCAGTTTGATACAATTATTTCACATCAATTTGGTTTTACAAACACCGTTAGTGTAGGTGGCACAGCATTGACCACACAGCATATTAAGATATTAGCACGATTTGCTAAAGAGATTATTGTGGTGTTTGATGGTGATGCAGCTGGTCAAAAGGCAACCGAAAAGGCAAAACAAAAAGAGTGGGATGATATTTCCATTAGAACTGTTAGCTTACCCGATGGAGAAGATGTAGATTCTCTACTTCAATCTTATGGTAAGGAAGTTTATCTAGATTTATTGGCAGAATCTGTAGGGAGGGAATAAAATGGTTAAGAGTCCTCATTTCGATCCAGGTGACGAGAATGAATTTTATGGACAACATAAGTGGAGAGAAATTTGTTGTGACCCTAGAGACTTAAATAATCGTGTGGGGGCTGATCAGAACCTTTATAGGGCTGAAGAAAATGCTATCATTGGTGAGGCCCGTGAAAAGGCTCGTCATCAATTATTCCAACGTCTCCTTGCTCTTACTGGTCAATATTTTACAGATCATCAAAAGAAAGTGCTTTTTTTAATGCGTAAAGGTAAGACTTATCAAGAGATAGCAACAGTATTAGGTCAACAATATTCTAGTGATAGGTCAGGATACACCAGCATAGCCTACGCTATAAAAGGCATTAAGAGTAGGAGACATGGTAAGCATCACGGTGGTATTGAGCGTAAGTTGCAAAAATTATGCCTTAGAGATTCAATATGTCAACAGGTCTTAAAAGATCTTAAGTCTTTAGAGAGAGATGACGTTGATATTGCCATTACTTATTTAAAGAATTTTGACGATTGGTTTATAGGTTATGATGAAAATCGTGACCGTGATGCCCCTTATCCAATTTAAATTTTCTTTTTAATTCAATTCTTAAATCTAAAAAAAAGTGAGATTGATTGATATAACTATCGATAATAATCAATAGTATTGGATTTCAATATGATTTGTGAAGACACACTTCCTTGATAGGTGTTAAATCTTGATTTAAGAAGGAGTTAGAGATGCCTCAAAGGGACATAGAGTTAGATCTCACTTTTCTGGGTGCCATGATGATAAGACATGCTTCTAGAAATAAAATTGCTTTAAAAGAGGCTTTATCTAATCCTCGCTTTGCCCAAGTTGGCATTAATCTTTTTAGAGATCAAGTTGACAATTGTATCTGGGCTATTCAAAAAGGTGATGATGGTTCAGATTACATAATAAGATCAGAAGTTGAAACCAATCCCTGGACTACTCACTCAGATGTCACAGCAGAAACACTAACTGTGGCTTTTCGTGGGGTGCCAATTTATAAATTTGCAGGTCAAGATTTTGGTTTTAATAAGGGGTCAATTGGCGATTTTAAGCAATATATAATGAAAAAAGTTGAAGAACCTTCCTTTGTGAAGAGTCTTTATGCTTTTATAACTAATAAATGTCCCAATTGTGGTAAGCAGCCTAAGTCTATTGGGCTTAACGAGATAAGGTGCGATTGCAATAAGTAATATGAACATTACTGAGCTTTTACATATAGCTGATGAGCTTGACTTTTTGGGGCTTCAAAGGGAAGCCAACACTATTGATAAATTAATAGAAAAGAAAGCTCAACTTTTGGCCCTTAAAGAGAAGCCAATGATAGCTCAGTTAGTTAAGATTGTAATGGTGCTTGAGAAGTTTAAGCCAAGTGATCTAATAAAAGGTGTAGACATTAGCTTTCCAATATCTGGAACTCCTTTGTTTGGCATGACAAGGCAACGTGCTATTGAAGAGTTACAAAAGCATTTTAATGCTTACATTGAACAATATTTAATACCAACTTTGAATACGAGATATAAAGGGACAAAATACGAAACGCGTTATCGTAGTTTCATTGAAGAAGTACAAGAGTTGTCACGCTCGTTGTCAGGATTGCTGCCAGCCCACACAGAACAACAAAGTGTTAGAGAGGCATTGACAGCCATAGAACAGGTAAAGAGAACTCTTGGTAAACTAGCGGTACATGCAAAAATCAGAGAAGAAGGTAGATCTTCCTCTAATGTGGACATAGAGAAGACAATTAGACAAGGTGTGAAGGTGCTTAGCGATATAGAAGGTGCCATTAAAAGGTTTAATGAAGATGATGTTGAGGAGGGAATTAAAAAACTCAAAGCTCTTTTCCCGCGCAGTTTGTCTCCTAAGTCTTCCTTTTATTCCTTACTATGTAAGGCCTACACAGATGGCTTATTACCCTTTGTGGGCACAAAGGAGGTTGAGGAGCAAACAATAGACAGAATGGCTCCCGACGTTGTTTCAGCCTTAGAAAAATCCCTTGCACAACAAAAGTTTTTAGTGACTGAGTTAACCAAAAGGCAGGCACTTTATGATCGAATAGAGAGTTTGGAAGAGCGTTTTGATGTAATTGTTAAAAACATACATCAAGTTGATATTCAAACCAATTCACCTTTAACGAGAGCTGAATATAGTGCTCTTGAGAGCCCTGGTAAACCTCCCGATATTTATAATTATAGAAATATGGATCGTAAATTCAATCAAATAGAGGGTGATATTAATATCTTAGAAAGATGGGTAAACAATTATACTCAGGATGCTATCTTGAAACAAAGAATTTCTTTTGGTATGTATATAAGTAAGGGAACTGATGAGAAAAGGACTCAAAAGTTTATTGACAATAATCAACGTAATATCACAGATCTTAAAGGTGAAATTGAGTCTGACATTGATCGTATTGCAGGGGGGGTTAAACAAACTCAAGATGTTCAACTTCAGCATTCGGGATACAGGTCTTCTACACGTGATAGTGTAATTTGGGAAGAGTGGTACGATAGATCCATATCTCGTTTAATTCAAACATTGCATTATACACTCACACCTGGAGTCAGAGGTGATGAGACAACAGAGCAAGCCTTTGATAGAATCTTGAAAACCTTTCAGGGGTTATTGAATTATGATTTATAATATAAAGAAAGAAGCATCTGGATCCCTAACTAAAGTACTTGAAGAAGTCCAACTTAACTTGGAGGAGATTCAAGCCGACATTGGTGAGGTTGTTCGAGATATTGAGAACAATAAAGAAAAGTTGGTTGCCCAATCTCTTTCGGGATTACAAGCACAAGAACCAATAAAAGATCAAGATAGTGAGATTTCCATGCGAGAAATGCTAATAGGGGATATAGATGAATCTATTGCAGAACTAAATAGATCTCATAACCATCTTGGACGTTTTATAGCGGTTATTCGAGGTAGTGGTGATATATCTAGAAAATTAGAGAAGACGTGGTGGGGAAAATTGATGAGCGTTCTCAAAGATACCAAATGGTATAGGGAACATTTTCCTGCTCAATATGAAGAAGATCGTCGGCGTAAAGAATATGAACATTATCGTTTACGTCCAGAAACATTATATAAAAAAGATTTTGAGCCTGAGGAAGAAATTAAGGTAAGTTCTTTAAGATTAAAGAAAAGAGCCACTTTTGATATAGAAACAGTTGCTCAACAATTACAAGATATTCACAATCGGGTTTTACATGTGTATCAACAATATTTTAGTGCAGATAGTTCTATTCTTGAACATTCTAATGCTCTTTTGAAAAAAGTAAGGAACATGGAAATGAAAGAGAAAGATAGAACAACAAGGTCAGCCTTGTCTGATCAAGTCCAAATGGTAGAAAATTTGTTTGGTGTTGACACACAGCCTGGACGTTTAATATCTCTAGGTGGTAATGCATTTCTAATGCCATCAGCTCACGCTCTACAGAAGGCAATGACAAAGATACAGGAACTATTATTTCAATCAACTTTGACTCCTAGTGCTCTCAAAGATATAGAACAAAATTTTCAACAGAAAAAGGATTTCCGTGAAAAACAAGATGAGCTGAGTAAGGCAGAGGATCTTGAGTTTCTTCGTGAAAAGCAAGAAGCGGCTCGACAATTGAAAATTAAGCAAAAGCAATGGGAAGAGGTCGATTATCCAAGAATGAAAGCAGAAATGAAGGCTCAACGGGAGCAAGAGGAGCTAGATTACCTAAAGGAGCATGGACACCCAAAAAAGTTACCCATACCAGCAACCACAGAAGAATGGGAACAACGATTAGAGTGGATAATTGAACGGCAAAAAAAAGAAGCAGAACAAAAAGAAGCAGAACAAAAAGAAGAAGAGGCGTGGAAACAGTATTTGCAAGAGCAAAGAGAAGAAGAACAACAAAAACCTAGCCAACAGGCTAGAAAAAATATAGCTTTAGAAAGACTGGGCATTAAGGTAAGACAACAAAAGCGTTGTAAACTGGTACAACGAATAACATCTTCTAGTTAAGGAGGGTTTTCAATGGATAACATGAATGAGATCATCCGAGGTTTGGCTGATCTGTTGGCTGTGGACACTTTCAGAGTTTTCGCTGTAAGTGATCTAATGCAACGGTTTGCTGGTGTGGAAAACACACATCGTCACGACCCCGTTATTCGTAATGTGGGTGGAGCGATTGAAAGAATGGCAGCACAGGAACCTAATCGCATGGTTAGTGCTGAGGAGGTTTATAGTCTTTATAATAGCTTTGCGGGATTAAATCCACAAAGCTCCTTTAAGTCTGTTTTTGCAGACTTATTGCCACCCACAGAGGAAAGCTTAAAGAAGACAGTTCTTGAGCGTATTCCTTATGATCAGATGGATAGGGATCTGTCTACAGCTAAGCGAGCATCCATTGAGGTTGATGAGCATGAAGAGGCTCTAGATCAAGCTGTTGAGGCACTGGGAATTGGTAGCCCAGTTAGCTTTGCTGCTCATAATCCACAACTAGTGAAAGCTGGTAGTGAATTAGTGCGAACTCAACTCGAGTCTATTGGATGCAAAGGGGCTCGCACCTCACTGAAACACTGTGCAAAGGCAGCACTACTCTATTTGGCTTCATTTCCTACAACTAAGGGAACTACACATATCAATGTCCCTGTAGCTGTAAAAGATGGCCTACCAGAGGTGCCTGACGTCTTTGCAGATCTGGCAGGAGATAAGCTTTATGCATTTAATGAGGATGGAATAGAGCAACTACTTGTAGATAATTCAAAAGATAAGAGTGATCTAACAGCAGCCAATGCTATTCGTGGTAATTTAACTTCTGATACCACCAGAGAGATTAAACAAGCTAATTCACTAGAGGTTGATGAAGTTGAAGCCTATATAAAGGATATTGTTCCTCAAAAACTTAGTCAACTAAGCCCAGAGTTGGCTAATATTGATACCATTCTAGAAGATGCTGTTATTCGTAAGGCTTCTCGTTATCCTGAGCAGACCATAAAGGTAGGTCGCGAATTAATTACCGATGAATTCAAAAAGCTTGGATTTAAATGTGATACGCGTTTTGCTGGCGATAACGACAGGGGAATGACCTTTGACTCTACTCTTTGGACGAAAAAGGGTAAGGTTGAGGTTTCAGTGCCAGTTGAAGTAGAGGAAGGCAGTGTAATGTTTCCCTCCCTTTTCATAGCTGATGATGGTGAAGTTCGGAAGATGGATCGCCCTCAAGTTGAAGCTATGTTAAACAAAGAAGAGTTAATTGAAGTACCTCGCTATAGTGCAGCCTTTATAGACATGTCATACAATGAGCTTCGTAAGATCATTCACAGAGCTGCATTTGATCACAAGCATTCTATTGCACGTGAGGCCTTAAATCTAGTTCAAGACAAGTTTGGCTCAGATGCACACAATACTGCAGTATCTGATTATCAGAATTGGATTGAGCAAGCCTCAGTTAATTTTAGTGAACGTTGCAATTGTTGTGCTTACTATAAGCCAAGGGGTACAATCATTACATCGTCTGGTCGTGCAGTGCGCCAGTCTTCAACAGATTATTGCAATTTATTACACACTCAGTGTAGTGGTGTTGTTCGACAAGGTGGCGTTTGTGTAAGGGCTCATCTTGATTGGAACAAGCAGCACGATGATTCATATAAGGGAGCAATTGTAACTAATCAAATTCGTCTTACATAGTGAAGGAGTGAGTCATGGATAAACAGCAATTACAGGTTCGTGCTGAGAAAAGGCGGAAATTAGCCCAGGTGGATCCTCAAGACTCACTTGTTGCTGAGATTGGCACAATCTGGCTTCAACAGGCACGTGAACGTTGGAATCCTCAAGTTAATCCTAGAGTTCCAGATGGTATCCCAGTTGGACCCGCTTTCATTCAATGGGTAAAGAAGTGGATGAAAGACAATCGCTTTAGAACCCTAGAGTTTGGTGATGGAGCCATCAAAGCAGGTGCCGAGGCTGTAGCTAATTGGGTTGACTACAATGGTAGTCGTGTTGTAGGTGTCGATTATCCTAATCCTTTGACAGAAATAAACAAAGCAAAGGGTGAAGGATATACAATTGGCTCTACCAATAAACAAACAAAGACAGCTGATACAGTTTATGGTCCTCTTCCAGAGCGTCATCATACTACTTATGTTGCACCAGAAGAATGGACTCGCTATTGTCCAGAACATGCTGGCGTAATGCTTCGTAGGGTTTCCGATGGAATTTATCAGTGTCCAATTGAAGGTGGAACCTTCACTTATACTGGTGGACATGAAGTTGAGCACAAGATTGGTGTTCAAAACCAAACAACAGGCAATTGGAACACCACCTTTCCTCAAAAGACCTTTCTTGACACCCCTAATCAACAAACCACTCGCGCTAGTGGTGGTACATATGATGAGGATTCAAAGAAGAAGCTTCCTTCTTATAAGAAGAACGAAGATACAAACTTCAAATCAGCAGTTGAGTTGCACGCAGAGGCTAGTCTTACAAAGAAGGCTGAAGAGGGGTATTTTGGCAAGACAACATTAAATAGTCGTTATTGTCCAGATCATCCTGGTACTTCTCTTTATCGTATCGCTGATTATGTTTATCAGTGTCCACTTGACAGGTCTGTGTACAATTATGCAGAAGGCTTTACAACACAAGATGGTGTAGAGCATAATGGTGGTAGTATTTCGGAAATGACACCTGATAGGCCTGATTTTTATCAAAGCCCACATCCATTTCTAAGTAAGAGTAGTGTGAAGGGTTTTATGAAAACAGCTCTTCAGCCAGTTAAATTAAGTCCTACACCAGAATATGAGAAAAAGTCAGCACTAGAACGATTTATGGAACAAACAAAGAGTTGGGGTCAGGACAAACCTCTTGAAGACGCTCAGAAGGAAACAATTAACTTTCTTGAATCTACTAAGATTAATCCCAAAACTAAAGCACAAATGATTGCTAAGACACAGAGTCAATCCACGGTAGAGCGGTTGATTGCTTATTTGTGGCAATCACTCCTAGCAGGCTCAGGTATGAGAACTTCTTCTCTTGAGAAGAAAGCTTACAATCTTGAGTATCGTTTTGCTCGCGATTTAGATCTAGCCCTAAGAGGTGAAGAAAATTCCAAAAAGATTATTGGTTTAGTAGTGGATGGCGTATTTAAAGGTAAGCCCTTTATGGAAGCTGTTCGTGAAGCTTATTCTTTCGTAGAGAAAGCTCAAGCAGCTACACCTCCTCCCGTGGTAGCACCTCCTCCTGTCGCACCACCCTCCTCATTACCATCACAAGATGAAATAGAAGTTACAGAGGAAGAGTTATCAAAGGAAATAGGATTGCCCCCTAAGAAGTAAGGTAAAACATGACAAGTAATAATGGTGGTTCAACAGGTGCCTCTTTATTGAAGCATCCTAATAAGTCTGAAATAGACGAAAGATTACTAGCAGGCGAGTCAGTTGAGTCGGTTGCTGCATGGGTGAAACAGCGTTTTGGTCGTCAACCTAAACTGCAAGTTGGTAAGATGACCCTACAAGCCTATCGTAAAAACTATTTGAATTTAGATGGCGATGTACTAGCTGAACTTAAAAAAGAGAGATCAGTTAAAATATCAGAAGACCGAAAACGTCGTGCTGTTGAGGTTGCACATTCTTCAGAGAATTATCAAGTAGCTAAGGCTGAATATGTTCAAGGCCTTGCTCTTCAAATTTCCAATACTAATCAACGATTGGAAGAGTGTTATTTGAATTTACAAAAGCACTTGGGTATAATGGAAGGTGAAAAGACACATCATCTTAATGAGAAGGTAATTCTTGAGCAGATTCGTTTAATGAAAGATATACTCAAAGATGCTTTCGATATGGAGCAAACACTTAAGGATGGTGAACAGACCAATATTAATATTGATGTTGGTAGAATTGTTCAACAGATGCAGCTCCTTAAGATGGCTGTTCGAGAAACGATTAGCGAAGTATGCCCTGAAGTGTGGCCTGTTTTTATGGATAAGCTTAAGGAAAAATTACAGGCAGCTCACATATCTGAAATGTCAGAATCGGGTAATGATGAGATAGACTCTGAAGGTCAGGTAAATATAAACATTAAGGCTTAAGAATGGACAAAGAAGCGTACCCACAAGGATTTAGAAGCCCAACAAAGTCTCCCTTCAATTTAGAAAAATGGAGAGATGTGGCTACTAAAATGAAAATAGCAGCTCATGATTATCCAAAATATTCCGATAAGGAACTTGTTGAGTATTTTACTCGTAAGTGGGACTATCAGGAGCGAGAAAGTTTTCATAAGTGGTGGCACTACAATCAGACTAAACGAGGACAACAAGATATGAATATGCAAAAAGTAGCCTACGACTATAATGTAGCTGATAAAGAAAGGCAACTGGACGACCTCAAGAAAAAGCTTAGAAGCCGAATTAACTCAGCAGAACGCATTTTAAATAAGATACTTGATGAAGGTTTGCTAAGTGGAAGTGACGATAAGGGACTTTATATTGGTCGCATTCTACAGAAGCTCAAGGAAGAAGTTAATATGCTCAAGCGTCCTCAATTAATGGAAGCGCGTCATCAGAGAGCAGGAGAGATTTTTCGTAAAGCAGGTTTGGTTGAACTGTCAAGCATTATGTTAGGTAGTGTTTCTGTTATTAGAAGTTTTAGTGACAAGAAAATAATTAAGACTGCACAGGAGGGTCCCAGCCTTAATCAAGCTTTAGTCCTCATAAAAGAAGAAATAGATCTTTTTAATTATGGTATTCATCTAGATAAAATGATGCAAATCAGAAATACACTAATTGGTTTGAATCACAATTCAGAAGCTAGTATGGTAGTTGATATTATTAAGAAAGATTTAGATGATCTCGATGGTATTCATAAGAAGTTAGTAGAGTTATATACAACTCTAAGTCAAATACCCATGAAAGCAAGGGTGACAAAAACCACAGAACCACGGATACAACAGAGACCCGCGCAACCTGGTGTATAATGAGCAGAGAAAAACTTATTCAACTAGCCAATATAGTAGATGCCAAGGGATTGCACTCCCTTGCTGATCAGATTACACAATTAACTCAAATTAGTGCAGAGGCTAGTGGAATGAATCTTAATGAAGCAATAAGTTATTATAGCACACCCATTGATGATTTAATTAAAATAGCTGACAATTTAGATTGCCAAGGATTAAGTGTGTTATCTAACAAGATAGATAAGATAATAGAATTAGAAGCATTAGAGCAAAAAAGTGCCCTTGATGCTATTTTAGATTCCTACAGAAGAAGACATACCGTTGCAAGTGCTTGTAGTTTTTGTAAGCAAGCAGACATAAGAAAAGATAATACTTCTGACAAGTGTCCTTTTGGTCTCAATATTCCTCAAGCATGTCAAGATGTGGGTACAGCTGTTACAGACATGGAGCCTCGTGGTCCTGAAATGAAACACAATAAAAGGGTTTATGAGAAATATAAAACTGGTAGTCAGTGTCCGTTTGCTGCTCAGGTTTTGTCAGATCAAGAAGCAGTAAATTGCACATTTGGAACTGAAATAGGGGCTAGAGAAGTGCCCAAGCTATATCGAGGGTCTCCTATTTATCCAAGGTTGTTTGAAGGTTTTAATACAATTAATTTAGATCGTTCTTATCAACAATATCACGATTTCAGTTATTATAGTTTATATGGGTAAGGAGAGAGAGATGCCTAAGAAGTTAATGGATTGCATTAAGAAAGTAATGGATTCTGGCAAATCAGAATCAGAGGCTTTCGCAATTTGTCAAACATCAACAGGTCTTAAAAAAGAGAAACACGCTGACATTATTCAACAGATTGTTACATTGGCTAACTCTCTTGACGAGATTGGCTTCAGAGCAGAGGCTACATCTCTCGATAACACTTTAATTAAAGAAGCACAATGGCAGTGGATTAAGGAAAAAGGACAACAACTTAAGGATTGGTTTTCAACTGAAAGAGAAACAAATCCAGAGTTTCGTAAGCACTTAACTTCACTCAGACAAAATCATTGGAATTTAATTAAACAAATCAATTCGGCTCGCACAATGTTAAGTAATGTTTGGAAGAATATGGGTAAGCCCGAATACACTAGAGATCTTAAGAATGTAATTCGTTATCTTCAAAGAGATTTAGCACAGGCCATGATGAGTGCTAAGCAGGCAGGTGAAGCAGCTCGTACAATGCAACAGCAATTTCAGCAGCAACAACAGTCTGTTCCCAAGCCTGCTTCAGATCAAAAGCCATTTGACCCTGAAGAAACTCAGGCGATCAATCCTGTTAGTAGTATCAATTTCTTAGAGAAATTGCTCAAAATAGCAAACAACTTAGAGGGTCAAGGCGAAACAGTATTAGCTCATGAGGTTGATAGTATTTTTATTAAGCAAGCACAAGAAATGGCTGCATCGTTACGACGTCTGTCTGCATTACCTCCAGCAAGTGAGTGGTGGAGCAGAGCTCAAGATACAGTATTTAATGATAAGAATGTCTCTAAAATTCATTGGGATCTTATGGATAAATTAAACATCGCATATGGACGACTACAATCCTCTCGTCAGAATATAACAGATGCCAACTCTTATGTTGATACGTTTTTATCTGAAATAGATGCCTTTCAACAAGATTTGAGTGGCGTTCTTCAATCAATACAACAACTAGGGCAGATTGTGGCACAGGTTCCTGAACAGCCAGCGCAAGGACAACAACCCCAGCAAGAACAACAACCCATCCAACCCACTTCCACCACAACACCTCAGGCTATTACACCAGAGGTTCAACCTTCAGTTGAAGAGCAGTCAGGAGCAGCACCAGGAGCAGCACCAGGGGTAGTACCTAAGGGTGGCACATCTGAAGCAATAAGGCCAAATCTTAAAAATTTAAATCCTCAACAACGTCAACATATAATGAGTCTTATAAATGAGTATAGGAAGCAAAATAAGAAACAATAGGGACAAGGAGTATAATTATTATGGATAATTTTGAAGTTAATGAAAATGAAATTTTGGAATCAAACGATATGGTTGTCGATGAGGACAGCATTACTAATGATATGATTTTAGTTGATGAAACAGAAGAAAACGCTCTTCAACCTATGGAGGTTGAGGCGTGGACTAATCCTAATGATTTTGTAAAATATTGTACAGCATCTTTACGGTCCGCCCCTCAGATTAAGGCAGACAACCTTAATAGTTTACGACGCGCTGTTGCTTATTATGATAGATTAGAGAAAACTATTATAAAAGGAGCCACCGCTGATGCAGAACAGGCTGAGCTTAGTATGGACCAATTAGAGGTTCTCGACAATACAGAGGAGAATCTAAACACTATACGTGAACAGATTCAGATTGCTGCTAGTCGAACTAACATATTAAAAACAGCCTCCAAGTCAGCAGGGTTCGTTTATGTCGTTGACCCATTTTTATTTGCCATTGCACGTCTTTGTATTAATGCTAAGATATCTAATGGTAAAAATATTGAAGATGTATTTACCAAGTTAGCTTCTAGATTTAGTATTAATGATAGAGAGAAGTTTGCTTTAAAACAAATAATGAGGGATATGGGATATCCGATTGCAGGATCTTTCGTTGGTGACGAAGGTTCCTACGATATGATTAAGCAGTATTTTGCATAATTTATGATTAATTCAGGCAATCCAGATTATACAGTTAATTTACAAGCTTGTGATGATGCAAAGACACTCTATTACAAGGTGTCAGTATCAGATCAACAGGGAGATATTGTTAAGGGGTTTAGTCACTTAACAGAGAATTATAATGAAGCATTGATTTATGCCAATGTTTTTTATGATGAACTCTCTCGGTCTAATATAATTGTTGCATCTTATGTAGAGCAACCGGGCACTTTAGCGGGGCAAGGTGCCCTATATGCTATAGGATCCTTTGCTGTTTCTTCTTCAGACGATTCTTCTTTTTATAATTCCTTGTCCGAAGAATTTCTGGAGAGATGTCGTAGAGAGATTAATCCTGATGTTAATCTAATCTTTCGTAAGATTACTACTCGTCACAAGTTAAATCTTTATAAAGAGAGTAGGTTTTTGAAGAAACTACAACAACTGGGGGTACTGGAAAGTTCTGAAGGCGATAATGAATATTGGATTGAGGATGTATAATAAATATAAAGGTATGCGTAAGGTCAAACAGATTGAAGAGAGAGTAGGGCTACCAATTGAGGTTTTTTTGGAGCAAGAGTATACTCAAAATAGGAAATCAACTCACCAAATAGGCAAAGAAATGGAAATTAGTGGTTTGACAATTCATAGATGGATGAAAAAGTATGGAATTCAAATCAGAAGTGTAAGTGAGGGAATCAGAGTTGGCCACAATCTTGATTTGATTGACGATTGTCTTACTCAAGAAGAAGAGCAAATAATCAGAGGTAGTATTCTAGGCGATGGTGGTTTGTATACAAGAAATAATGTTACCGCTAACTTTATTGAAGGACATGGAATAAAGCAAGAGCAGTATCTTAAATGGAAAGCAAAAGGTCTACAAAGATTACAGCCTCATTTTTCTTATCCAATAAGTAAAAAGACTAGTAAGACAGAGTGTCGTATAAATACAAGTTTTTTTCAAGTTTTAGAGGCTCTTCGTAGAGAGTTTTACACTGACAAGAAGCATGTATCTTGGAATAACTTAAATAAGTTAACATTATTGAGTATTGCAATTTGGTATCAAGATGATGCCCACAAAGTGCAGTGTGGTGGTGTTAGGTTGATGACCTGTGACTTTTCTGTTGAAGAACATGATATTATTATTCAATATTTTAAGGAAAAATGGAATGTAAATTGTAAAATTGAATACACTTCCAAATATAAAAATGGTAAAAGATATCCTTATACTAAGTTTCTAGTAGCTGAGGCTGAGAAACTTATCGATTTAATTACACCCTATATAGAAAGTTCAATGCTTTATAAAATAGCTAATAGGGGGAGGTATGCAAAAATTTAGTTTTAATGATATTTTGGGTAAATAATCTTGCCCCTTACCATAGTGATATGGTAAGCAAACCTCGAATATGCTGGAAACTCCTAAAGCCTTTGGTACCGAAGTGTGAAAATTCAAAGGATGTAAACAATGGACAATCAGCAGGCACATGTAAGTGGGCCCCAGAGACTACCAAGAGGTATCTCGAAGAGATAGTGGTATAGTCCGGCTTATGGTGAAAGCCATAGGATAAACCGAAGGGTTGGGACTCTGGTGATCAATATTCGTTTTGTATTCAGGAGTCTCTTAAAGGAAATCCACAATTTTGGTGGGTACCAGAAGCACTTCGTAAATTTCCACATCCTCCAGATTGGGATGCAATGACAAGAGGTCCAGGTGGTGTTTTTAAAAGCTTTCCTGGTAAAAAGAGCAGCTTAGCACAAAGACTTCAAAGATTTGCTCTTACTCTTTTAGAAAAAGGTCTTGGGGAAGAGGCGGGGGAAATAATTAATTTACTGAGGAGAAATGATGAGTAATTGGCTTGACGAATTTATTAATTCACGTTTAGTAAAGCGAATTGTTCTTGCTAACTATATGGGTCATCTTAAACTTAAGACTGAAGGGCGCAACTCCTATGCTAATATTGAGGAGGCTCTAGAGGACTTTGCAAGTCGAACAGGATTGTCAGACACTCAAAAAAGAGCACTTCGTCGACAAGTATTTGTGAAGATTGCCTTAGATATGCCCAAATTGAATTTAGAAGACGATCTAAAGCAGATTGAAAGAGGTCAAGCCCCTGCCGCCATTCTTCCTGGTGTGAAACCAGGAAGTGAGGAAGCTAAGAAGATTAAAGAGCAACGTAAGCAACCCTTTAAGAAAACCAAGTTTGATGAACCACAAGAGTCTCGTAGAGAGGTTGAAGACAATGCTCAACAAAAAGCTCCAGGTTCTTCAGACGCTGATGCAGTTGCAGACGTTACCTCTAATGTGAGTTCAGGTCTTATTATTGAGGCAGCTGAGGACGAGTGGGAAAAACTTGAGAAGGAAGAAAAGAAACCTACAGCCCCACTTAGGTTTGTTAAACCTCAGGACAAGAAAAAGAGTCCAGGTGGCAAGGTTTCAAAAGAAAAGAAACTGCTTCTTCAGATTCAAGAATTGCAAACCCAACTTGTGAAGCACTATATGGATCCAGGTGGATCAATATCTCAACCAAAATATCGTAAAGATTTAACAAAAGAAGAGAGACGCTCTAAGATAGATGTTGAATCTGAGATCAACGAGATCAGTGGCGAATTAGCCGACCTTCGCTTTAAGGAAGAGCACAAGAAAGAGTTAGAGTCACCTAGAAACAAAGCTTTAGTAAATGACACTACCTTTTTAAGTGGTTTTTATAGGAACTTAGGAGGGAATGAAAAGGATCGTGCAAATGCTCTTAGACGCTTAAGTCCTGAAGGATTGCAACACTTGTTTGATACAGCAGTTTCTACTTTTCGTGGAAAGACGTATCATCGACCCTCACAGGGATATAGTGATGAGCTGGGTGACTATGTGAAGTGCATGGTGTGTGATGGTCAAGGTAAATTCTGGATTAATGTTTCTAATCCTAGCATATTACCCTTTAAGCACATAGAAGAGCATTCAGATATATTGTTAACTGATATTGATTTAACAGAAACGGATCGTGCTAAGTACCGTGAAGAAATAATTAATTCTTATTTAAAAATGTATCCTGGAGCTGCGCTACAAAGTCGCGAGCAAGAATTGGCTTCAATGGTAGAAAGAATAGCTACCCAGGTTATTGATCAGCCTCAATTGCATCCACCTCATGTTGCCACGGAGACTGAGAAGGATCTTGATTATTCTGACACAACTTTGACAGATATGATTTTATATCAATTTAGACGATTTGGTGTTGATCCTGATGACAAAACCACAGAAGAACTTGCAAGGGAAACACTCAATAAAATTAAAGAAAGACTTAATGAAGAGTTCCCCGAGGCACTAGGTGAGCCAACAGAGGGCAAATTGCCAGAGATTGGTAAACTAGTAAAGATTCCTTTTGAGGCTTTCCATAGAGCCTTTAGAGAAGAAATAGGAAACGTTACAAATGAATATAGAGGGTCTTTCTCTGATTTTAAACCACCTACCAAGAGACAGAAGAGACGCTGGACTAGCACTGAAAGAGAAGTAGAGAGGCAGAAGAGATTTAAACAACTACGTAAAGAAGATGTAGTTGAAGAGTTGGCTGAGGAGCTTGGTCATACGCCAAGTGAGAAAGAAATTAGGGAGAGATTACGGGAAAAAGATATGGTTCCTGTAAAGATATCGGTGACTGGTGGACGCACTTGTTGGAATTGTGGTCAGTCAGCTACGGTATATGTAGATAACAATAAATTAGCTATCAATTCAGCTACTTGTCCAAATTGTGGTGTTTATCGTGAAGTTTTAATGGTTAACAATGAGGCAGGTGATTGGAAGTGCTCACAATGTGGTGAACAACATTGGTATGTTGTAAGAGACCCTAATGAGGGTGATTTGGGTGGAACTAAAGTATATGTTGTTCATTGTGATGAGAACAAAATTGGAGATGGAGCTAAGTCTGTAGGTAATAGTCGATTTGTTAAGAACTTAAAGAGAGCTGAACGTGAAATTCATACTGAAATCGAAGAACCAGAACCATCAGCGGAACAGTGGAACTTACCAGTTCAGGTTGGTGAACAGGTTGTTTCAGTAATTGAGCCAGATAAATATGGTCGTGTGGTATATGTTGAAGGTTCTTTAGCTTGGGTTGATTGGAATGATAAACGAAAAGCTAAAGTAAAAGACCTTAAGGGTCAAGTGGCTTTTGTTAGTTCAAAAGACCCCAATCTTCAAGGTTACAACAAAGTGGTTAATATAACCATCAATGAAGATAAAACAGTGAAAGTAGATGTTATTAATGAGGGTGCTGGAAAACAAGTAATTAATTTTCCGCATTTGGGATGGCTAGAAGCTGAAGCACCTATTGCAACACAGGTGACAAGTAAGGACATTAAGAAGATAGATGTAGCATCGCGTCGACATAATCGTGTAAAGTTATCGATGAAAATAGCTACAGTGGGATGTAGTGGTTTTGAGGCTATCACTGTTGATCGTTACACTAAAGAGAAAAAGCCTGAAACAAGGTCTGACTTATTACGCAGATTTATAAGAAGAGCGCGCATTCTATGCCGCTTAGGAGTGAAGTAATGAAAAAACGAGCACAAGAAGCAAAAGAGTGGGTTAAACCAGTTGAAAGTTGGGAATCAGAAACCAGAGAGGCTGCATCACGTCGATTTTTTCAAGTGTGGAATAAGACGATGGGGATTGGTCGAGGCGGAAGTGAAAGATCTGGTTCCTCCATTTTAAGTGAAGTACCTTTAAAGTGTACCGTTTGGCGCTCTAGTGTTAGGAATTTTGAGACTATTCTTAACGATCTAATCATGCAAGAAAAAGAAGGACTAATTGATACATATACACGTGGTCTGGAAGAGATTTATCCTGAACTACAAGCCCAAGCAAATACCAATCCTCAGATTGAACAGATTCTCCTATCTGTAAATGCGCTACTTGGTAAGGGTGTTTACGAGCACCAAAGTTTACGTGAAGAATTAAAACAACACCTTGAACAGGGAAAGGAAAAGCAAAGAGCGCGTGAACGCTCTCCTGCCGAAGAGGTTGTAAAAGCTTTCTATAGTGGATTAAAGGCCTTTCCTGCTCTTCAAAAGAAATTTCTAGAAAGAGTTGTAGATATTAAATATGTTGACTTAGAGGGTAAATTGGGTAAGGGCTCTGGTGGATATTACACAGGCAAATCTTATGCTGGTGGCACAATGCGTCCTAATAGGTTGTTGACCTTTTATCTCATGAAGGATTCATATCCTTATTTGAAAGCTCGCCCTACATCTAATCCTGATCAAATTGTTAAGGATTACCCCAACGGTAATACGCCCGATAGTCCTATAAAAGGAAAGGCAGTGTTGGGAGCTAAGAAAACATTTGACCGAGTTTCTAGCTATACATTGTCTGGCAACATTGTTATCTATGTAGAGAATGAGCAAAATCCTGATTACGATTTTATGTCTATTGCTCAAAATGAGGCCTTAAAGCAAACAGAAACTAAGAAAAAATTACAACAAAAAGTTATGGATTTGCAGAAACAGTCAATGTTTGAGAACGCTTTTCTTGCTAAAAATGTATTAGAACAGTCTCCTGGATTTGAAGATAAGACAATCGCTCCAGGTATTAGTGTTCTTATGTTAGGTCGCGAGGGTGAAGGTTTTGATATTAATGATGATGAGCGCGATTTAACTAAAAAAGAAGATGGTGGATTATTTTGGGTACCTAAGAGTGGTCTTCCTAAGCAGGTAGAAAAAGCACCACAAAAAGAGGAAAAGCCCACCTACCGTTTTAAAACAGAATCGTTACCACCCTCTAAGAATTTGTTTGCACACTCATTACAAGAGATTTTTGCACAAGAAACAGCTGATATGAGTGACTTGTGGGTTGATGACCAGGGTAATATGTACGATTCTATGGACGATTTACTACATGAATATGAGAACGATGCACAACAAAAGGGAATGTCTAATGCTAAGGAAATCTTAGAAAAGATCATAGAAAAAGATCTAACAACAGGTCCAAAATCTCCTCTACCTTCTTTTGCTCCCGAAATAGAGCCAGAGATTGCAGACGCTCTACCTCCCGAAGGGGTAGAGGTTCCAGAAGAGGAGTTGGTACTTGCTGCAAAACATATAATTAAATTGGTGCGTATTGCTAATCAATTAGATAATAAAGGATGTCATCGAGAAGCCAGTATGGTAGACGATGCAGCCCGTTATATTATCGAGCGCTTAATTAAAGACGTTGATCAACAACCATAGGAGGTTAAGTATGGATTGGAATGTTATTAAGGCGTTTTTTGAGACTGATCATGGACAAAAGCTTATTAAAGAAGCTCTTGATAAGGATCAGTATTGGGATAAGAGTAAGATGGGACCAACACAGGATGAAGTAAAAGTTGCCCATCCTCAAGGTGGAACCTGCACAACAGTTGTCACACCTGGTAAAGGTGGTGAAGGTGTTTACGATGTGAAGTCCACAGATGTAAAGGCTACGGGCCCTAACGCTGATGGCTACGTTGAGACCATTAATGAGGTTCACGATGTAGTTGAAGAAGTCGCTCGCAAAGAGCCTAAGGGTGTTCAAGGTGCTGCTGAAAAGACAGTCACTAAGACAGCGAAGACAGCTTATCTTGAGAAATTAGCAGATATTGCTACAAAACTTGATGAGAAAGGTCTTACAGAAGAGGCTGACCTTATTGATCAGATAATTAACGAAGAGACTCAGCAGTAATTTTAGAACCTTAAGACATAATTTAAAAATGTACTTAGGGTCTATTTAAAGTCAAAAGTATCGATTTTCTTATAAAAGGTGGGGTGAAAGCCTCACCTTTTACTTTTATGGAATGAGAGATACAATGAGTCGAAAGAGAAGAGTACAAGTAAAAAGTACTGATGGATTTTTAACAGGTGATTTAATTTCAGAGTTTACTCTGATGGATCCTATAGAATTTGTTTCTAGAACAATGTCTATTGATGGTAAGCCGTTTCAACTCATAGATTGTGGACGTGATTATTTACATGAAATTTATCGCTATATTTGCCTAGAAGCTGTGGGATCTAAGGGTAAGCCAATTGTTGTTAAGAAAGGTCGTCAGGTTGAAATGACAACTACTGCATGCGCTATTTCGTTATATATGGCTTGTGGTGGTACGTATGACCACATTAGAGGATTACACACATTTCCTCAAATTGAGCAAGCTAGACGTTATAGTAAGGTTACATTTTCTCCAGCAATTACAGAGTCTACCAATGGTTGTCTTAGGAATTTATTAGAGAATGATGGATCTGTAACGCAAAAACCATTCAAAAGTGGAAATTTTATTCTAATTGAAGGTGCTGGTGAACAGGGTGACAGATTGAGAGGATTGCCACTTGATTATGCTCTATTTGATGAGATCCAAGATTTAGCAAAGTCAGCTCGTGAGAATACACAAGAAGCCATGTCACATAGTAAATTTGGCCCCCCTGGATTTGGTTTGGAACTAGATTTCGGTACTCCCAAAGATGCTAATTCAGATTTTTATGATTTATGGGTAGCATCAGATAGGAGAGAATATTATTTAAAGTGCTTACATTGTGGACACCTTTTCCCATTGTATTATAAGTTTTCCTCATCTAAAGAAGTGCAAGATACAAATTTAGTAGAAGGGTTTCTTGTAGAGTGTCGCGATCATGAGGGCAAGGGGTGTCGTCAAAAGATGGATAAGAGACGAGCTGTAAAGGGAGGGAAATGGGTATCGCAAGGTGATGCTAACGCTCCTCGTCGTGGTTATTATATTAGTCAACTTATAGTACCCAATATTACTCGTGAAGCCTTAGATGATAAGTTAAGAGATAAGACAGCTCGTGCCTTTGCTAATGAAGTTATGGGTGAGTTTTATTCAGGTCGTGAGACGGGGCCTAGTTTTGGTGAGATTGTTGAGGCTACCACAAAAGACCCCAATACACATGAATGGCGATTTAATCCTGCTGTAACTGATAGAATGACATGGGCAGGTGTTGACTGGGGTCAAAGAATCAGTGGTGAAGATGACGAAGGTGCAGGTGGCTACACTGTATTTATTGTTTTATCTAGATTAGCAGAAGGTAAGTTTCGTTTAGAATTTGCCCATAGAATGGAACAATCAAAAGTAATGGGTGATCAGGGACAAATTCAAAATATTGTCGATTGGATTAGACAGTATAATTGTAAGGTGGTAGCTTGCGACTTTGGTGCTGGACATGTACAGAATCAGGTCTTGAAAGAGAAATATCCCGATAGGCTTGTTGAGGTTATTTCTAGTGCTAATTGTAAAACCACTTATAGGTATGACAGGGCTACTCATCAAATTACTATAGATAAACACAGAGCTTTTGAAGAGGTTTATGACCTGCTCTTAGATCAGAAATCTTTTGCTTTTCCATATAAGGAACCAGCTCGTGTTGAGTGGTTAATGGAACACATTTGCAATGTGGAAATAGAGGCTACCATCGCTGGATCTGGACAGATTAAAAAGAAATATCATAAGCAAAGCTCCACAAAACCCATAGATGGTGCGTGCGCCTTGGTTTATTCTTACGTTGGATATATGTTTCAAAAGACACAAGGGTTTACAGGGTTTAATCAACCCACATATAGTAGCAATAGAACTATGCCATTACCTGGCGGTGGAACCATAAAACCAATTGCAAGGACTGGAATGATGAGAGGTAGACACTAATGATTCAGGATTTTGCAAAGAAGGACGATGAAAAGGGAAAAAAGAAAAAGGTTCTTTATCCTAATAAAATCGCTCCTGTGGAGTATGATAATGTAAGACGAGAAAGCGAAAGCACTCAGACTCAAGTTACCAGTCTACCTGCTTCTTTTATTCCTGCTCCTTTTGGTTATCAAAACAATGCCCCCACAGGTGCATTGAAGGGTTTTGTGAAGCATTCGCAAACACCAATAGTGAAAATAATACCCCAAAATGAATGGGCTCGAGGAAAAGAAGATCCAACTGAATATGATTTTGATAATAAAACAATAAGAGTAAGAGAAGATTATGATTCGGCTTCCGATCCGGCTGGCTGGATGGTTCACGAAAAGGCACACCACCAGTTTGGTTCACAAGATACATCAGGGCAATATCCAAATAATCCAGTAGAAGAACGTGCCTACAAAGAGCAGTTTAAGTATCTTAAAAATAAAGGTTATACGTTTGAGCAAATATTCAGCATCCCAACTATGGAACATAAGGTAGACTATAAAGAGGTTTTTAAGAGATGGTGGGGTCCTGAAAACGTAGCTAACATTAAGAGCTTTACAAAAACAGCACAAGAGACTTTTCAAAAGGGCGATCTTGTTAGATTAATAGACGATCCAAATAAAAAGGGTATATATACAGGTAAGACACAAAAGGATGCTGGTGAAATGTGGCATTTAATTGCATTTAATATGCCCGATGAACATGGAGTTATTGATTATAAGAATAAAAGTACAGAAAGTCAATGGATAGTAGAGGAGCAGCTGGTTAAATTAGAAAAGAGTTCAATTGAAAGCAATGCCCTTAAAGGTCTCACAAAAGCATCAGAGATTTTTTCAAAGCACATTACCATTGTTCCCTCTTCTTCTGAAAATATGCGTTTAGTATATTATAAGAATGAGTTCATTGGAACAGTGCTAAATAAACAAAAGGAGAGCGTTTGGGGACACGTTGATGATGATTGGGGTTACTCATCTAATAAGTTTGGACCTTGGACGTTTGGCAATATTTCTGACCCATTTAGTGCTGCTGTAAATTTGTTTCACAGTCTCAAACTTACCGAAAGGGTAGCTGCTAAAATCGATCCTAATATTGAAAAAGAACCTAAAAATATTGAAGAGATTTATAAACCTTCACTTGAGGCCTATCAGAAGGGTGATAGATCACCAAAAGTTGTATACGATGTTCAAATGTATATATCTTTAAGTAGACAAGAAGCTCTTAATGAGTTGAAGAAAAAGTCTCAAGTTCAGCCTGGCTCTTTATTAGTGTCTCCCTCTGTAACCTCTCCCAATGTACAATCTTTAATAGACTCACCAAGAGTAGAAATTGAGCCTGAAATTCGAGCTGAAATCCAAGATGCAGTGCAACAGCTTACGGCTTCTGATCCTGGTTATTTCAAGGGTATCTCAAAGATTGTAGCATTACATAGTGGTCCTTATGGGCAAGTTAGCTCCGACGATTCTTCCATTATTCATTTAAATGTTCAGCGCATAAAGAATGATGTAAAACATCGTTTAGGATCTAATTTTGATTCTAACAATCCAGAGCATCGTGAGATGTTTGAGGAAGCAGTCAAGCAAGCTATTGTTGAAGTTGTTTCTCATGAAAAGGGACATGTTTTAGATTATGATCCCGAAAAAGGCTTTCCTGGTGGTGAAGGTGTTGCAGAACAAGAGTCAGCCGAAGTAGTGAATAAGATGTTTCCACAAGGTTTGTTAAGGGGATTTCATAAAGAAGCATTAATGGATAAAGAGAAGGCTTTACTTATTATTGCTGACTTTGCTGATAAGTGGCAAGATGGTGAATATCACGAATCCACTTCTTCCGTTCCTGCTGCTATCTTTATTTTAATTAAAAAGTTTATACCTGAAGCAATATTCAAAGGAAATCTACATAGAAGCATTGAAATGCCTGGACGCGAATTTTTAGAAATATCTAACGTGGGTTCGTTAATGCGGTCAATAAGACAATATAAGCATCCAACAACTCCTTCTTATTCTTCTTGGTCTAAGTCTCTTGAAGGAGTTTTATCGTGGACATCGTCAGATGAGGAGTGTAATAAGATGCAACCAGGTGAAGAGGTTGTGAAAATGGTCATGAGAATTAATTCAGCTGAAGGCATTGAATTTGAAAAGTTAGAAAAAACATTAATTGAAAAAGAATTATTGTCAGACTACTCGAGAGCTACTTTTATAGAAGAAGTTATGGCTCCGATGGAACCTGATATACAAATTCTAGAATTTATTGTAAAATATTCAAAGAATGGCAAGGAGAAGATAGCACGTGTGAACAGTTTTACACAAGTTAAAGATATACTTACTAACTCTATGCAGGGGAAAGATCAAGAAGTTCAAGATAGAGACCAACCTCTAAAGGAAAGAAATCGTCAAGAAATAACGCTTAATCATCTTAGGCGTGAATTGAATAATGAATACAGAGACACATTAGATACACCAGTTGATAAGGAAGCACAAATAAAAGTTGAAGTAAATAGGACGATTAGTGCTAATCAAATTTACAATTTACACAATGATTTTGATAAAAAATACAAATCTACTGGTTTTGTGAAGGCTTTTAGTAAGACAGCTGGAACTGACGCTCTACCTCTTGATGCAAAGTGGTTTTCTCCTGATGGTGGACATACTAGAGTGTGGATGGTTTCAGAGGCTGGGAGTCAAGCCTTTTGGCAGGTTAAGGGTGATTGGCGGAAAATAGACGGAGCACATTGGGCACAAGGACAACTACTTTCTTCTAATTCCAAAGCTATAAAAGAGATTCGTAAAAAATTCTTTGGTGATACATGGGAGGCTGTTGAGGGGAGTATA